GACTTCGCGGCTAAGCTCCGCGAGTCCGATTAGGAGGCAAAGGAAGGCGCCATGAGCGTGATGCGATGCGACCAATGCGACGGCTTCGTTGATACAGACGATGACGTTGAGGGGCTGTGGGGCGTAAACAACGAAACGCCCAACGGCGAAGACTTCATCTGTAGCGCGTGCTGCGACCGCCTTGGGCTTTACGACGCCGAGGTCTTGGCGGGCGGCCCTGGCCACGTTGTTCAATAGCGCGGGATGCCAGGACGCCCGCGCTAAATCAACGCCGCACTCAGCCGATCGCCGATCTCGTCGTCGCGCCGGGTTTCGGGTAGCCAGTGACCATACTGCTTGAGCGTGAACGCGAGGCTGTGGTGGCCCAGTAGAGACGTAATCTCAGCCTCGCTGGCCTTGACGCCAAACAGCAGGATCGACGCATAGAAGTGCCGCAGGTCATGCCACCGGATCTGCGCCACGCCAGCGGCCTCACACGCCGGGTGCAGCCCGCGCTTCCGTAGATTGTCAGCGTTGTTGTGATTACCAGCCCGCGTCGGGAACACCAGGTCGCGGACGCGCTGCGTGTGCGGCTGCGCCAGCTTCCACTGACGCAAGTCGGCCAGCAGCGAAGCCTCGATCGGGATCGAGCGCACCGCCCGCACATTCTTCGGCGCCCCGACGCCGCCGCCCTTTTTCACCGCCTTGTTGATGCGGACGAGCGCCCGCTCGAAGTCGATGTCGGCCCATGTCAGCGCCATGAGCTCACCAGCGCGCACGCCCGTCAGCGCGCTGAACTTGATCGGTAGGCGATACATCGGCTTGGCGTGATCGATGATAGACAAGACCGCCGTCTTGCTAATCCGCTCCATCGGCACCTCTTGGGGGCTCGTCGGCAGCGTGATCCGCGCGGGGTTGCTTCTGAGATCATCGATCTCAACGAAGTGCTGCAGCATCTGCTTGAAGACGGTCCACTTCTTCATCGAGGTCGCATGCGCGCAGTCGCCGAACGCCTGATCGACCAGATACTTCTTCACCTTCCCGGCCGTCAGTTCGCCGATCCGCACGCCCGCCAGCGGCCGGCCGTCGTACTCAAAGGCTGCGAAGGTGTCCAGTGCCGTGCGCTTGTTGTCCACATGCGCAGCGCCGAGTTCGCCTCGGCGTGCGCGCGCTTCTTCGGCCTTGAGGAAATCAGCCACGGCCTCATCGAAGCGAAGCGTCTCACTGGGGTTAAGGTAGTTGCCCTCGACTGCTGTCTCGGCCTCGACGCTCTTGATGAACGCCTTGGCCTCGCGCTTGCCCGCCGGCGTCTTGGGAAAGTGTTTCTGGTGGCGTTTGCCTGAGCGCGTCTTGGTGCTGACGATGTAGTTGTTCTCGGTCTCACGGATTTTCATCTATTTCCTCCCTGAAAAAAGCTGCAAGGCATCGCGCGGTGCCTTCGGTGGCGAGTTCGTAGACGGCGTTAAGGGCCGGGTATTCGTTTGGATTTAAATGCGGCTGAATTTCTTTAATCTCTAAAATCAAATCCAGCACGTCGCATTCGTCGTTTGTCTTTTCCTTTATAATTTTTTGCAGGGATTGCATGTGATTTACCTCGCTGATTTCTCCTGTTGGCTTGGCTGCGCCCGCGGCGCTAGATGTAATAGTAGTAAATATTTTTTACGCTGCAAACAAAAAAATGACCTCCGCTTTCTAGCGCCGGTGAAAATTTTTGGGGATATCGTGCAAGCAAAATGCAAGTTGGGCTCAAAAACCGCCCGTGCTTTAATGCTAAAATATTGAAATGGTTATGCTTTGTTGCGGCTGACCGCCGTCCTCATAACCTGAAGGTCGCAGGTTCAAATCCTGCCCCCGCAACCAACCTTTTCAATGACTTAGCAGCACTTTGCTAAAAAATCACCCTCTCACCGGACTGCAAAAAACAACACCAAATGCAGTTCAGTGTAGACGCGTGTAAAATCAGAATGCAAGTAAAATGCAAGTTGGGCGTTAGAAAGCGACGGTCACTTTCCAGCCATGCGGTCTGACAATCGCCGGGCGCGGCCGGGCAGCTGGCGCGCCCATTTGCTATCCATCATCTCAGCCGCGGCGTCTGCGAACCGGCGCTCGTTGACGTGGCGGATCATTCGCTTGAATTTTGATAGCCGCGGCGCGCCGAGATTGAACGCCATCTCGACCAGGACCAGCTGCACCTCGTCTGGTAGGTCATCGAAGCCGAACACGATTTGGCGCGCGTCCCCGATCGCGGTTTCCATGTCCTTCTCGAACAGCGCTTCGACGCGCTCCGCGCTCACCGGCTCGTCGGGCTCCATGTCGAACTCCGGCTCGCCCTCCAGGCAGAGGTGACCGATGCCGCATGTCTTGAGTCCGAGCGGATCTAGATACACTTTATACAAGACGCCTTCCTCGACCTCGAGGGATCGGCGTAACTCTTCCATATTCATCGCGAGACGCCCTTGTATTTTTCAAAGGACCGCAGCCCGCCGAGACCGAGCATACCCATCAGCACCGGCATCATCTCTCCGAGCTCGACGCGCGGCAGTTCGACCAGGTATCCGGTCTGAGCCAGCACGAAGACCACAAACGGCTGCACCAGGTATGACCAAGCCATTGCGAAGCCACAGGCCCAACCAATGAACGGGCGCCAGCCGGCGACAAAGACGCTTCGATGCGCGGCTTCTGTTTTGTTGATCTCAAGCTGGCTGAGATCAATCTTCGCCAGGTGCTCGCTCAGTCGCGCCTGGATCTCGCGCTCGGCAGCCGCCTTCTTCTCAGGATCCGCCGGCAGGAACCGGCCGACAATGTCGGTGACGGCCGGAAGCAGCGCCGGCAATAACGCCTGGATCACGATTTCACCTCTTTCGTTTTTTCGACTGCAGCAAGCCACGTTTCACGCTCATCAATCTGCTCGAATTTCTGTAAGAACAGATGCGTGGTTTTTGCGCGCGCGTCACTGACGTGCACGAATGCGGCTTTGCGACGACTGATGGCCACGAGCGCCACAACGTCGCAGTGGTCTGCGCTTAAATAGTGCTTCGACTTGCTGCCTGTGCTGGTGCGCCACGTGAAGCATCGCTTGTGTTTGTCAAGCCCGGCGGTCGATTTGACTTCGACGCGCAGCCATCTATTTTCAAACAGCACAATCAAGTCGTAGCCAGGCCTGTTGACGACAGCGACGGATCCCCCAAGCTGTTCGATGATAGCGGCAGCCAGCAGGTCTCCAATTCGACCCGTTCGAACGCTCATTAAGTCCGTTTGCTTGGCTCGACAGCCAGCACAAAAAAATTCTGATCTGGCGCGCGCGGTGAAATGCAGCGCGCGACGATCGTCACGCGGTCCTGCGCATCGGTGTAGCGTCGCAAAATCTGTGCGATTTTCACGACGCCGATCGGTCGCCCCCAATTCATGCAGAAGCCAGCAGCCGCGAAGATTGCGAAGGCGCGCTGCGCCTCAGCTTCTGAAATAACGTCAGCGTCCGCTACAGAAAGTGCGGCTTCTTCCGTTCGGCAAGCTGCAGCAATAACTATTAAATCACCCACTTGCCAAGACGACGCCGGCGGCGGCGCACAAAAAAAGCCGCCAATGGCGGCCAGTAAAAATATTAGAAATCGTCTCATCGATGCGACCAGCACTTGCGCCACAAGTAGGCGTCGAGCTTGCCGACCAGGCCTGCCATCTTTCGTACAAAATTCAGCCGCCAGATCATCGCTGCTTCCACTCCCGAATTGCAATCCGCAGCCGTAGGATGACGATGACCAGCGTGACGCAGACGATGCCGAACTGCATGCCCTCCTCGACCGCGTGCAACCACCATGGCAGGCTTAGGGCCGGTGCGGCAACGGCGGCGTCGATGGCAAGGCGCTCTTTCATTTGACGGCCACCGGTTTATGCTCGCCGTTGTGCATGCGGGCAAGCGCACCTAATCGTTCTTCGACAACGCAAAGACGCGCTTCGGTTTCTCCGGCCTTGTAGTTGAGATTGGCCAAGCGATCCGGCGACAAAATGACGCTAAAGTTTGAAAGCTGCTTTTCCATTACGCCCCTGCCTTCCTGAAGCGTATCAATCGCGCTCCAAATGTGCTTCATGGTTTTTTGCGCTTCGGCCACGTCAAGCATCACGCGAGCCAACTTAGTCTCAATGACGCGCACCGTCGCAAACCCGCCGCCGACGACGGTTAGCAGTGTCACCAGATCGCGCAGTCCAAACTCCATTATCGCACCCTCATGCTAGACTTCGGCCCGAGCTTCTTGCGATGCCGCAAGTGCGCGGGCTTCGTGCGCCGTTTGATAACGCGACGAATTGGTTTTGTGTTCTCGACTTTTTAGCCATTCGGTTTAGACGGCCACGGGTCTACAGCGCCATCAGCGCCAGCCTGAAATTCATTCCAGCTTGCCACAAAGCCGACAGGATCGTCGGTCGATGGCACATCACGCAGAGCCTGCCGATACGCCGTCATCTCAGCAGACATGGTCTGGTCAGATAGCGCAAGGTAGTCAGTCGCAGCAATGCGGCTGTTGCGTTCGTTGCGAATTGCTTCGAGAGCGCGAGCAGAAGCTCCAGCCGCCCATGCTTCTTCACGAGCGACACATTCGTTGATTTCAGCTTCAGTCAACGGCACTTGTTCGCCGTTGACCATTTTGTGGGTGTAGTCAGAACGGGGCATTTTACTTCTCCTAAGTTAGATAGATACAGCACCAAACAGTGCAATTGTTCCGGTGAT